GCAGCGATGTCTATTAAAGACTGCTCCAATGAAGTTTCGTTTAGGTCAGCAGCAGTTGCTAATTCGTTTGCGAATGTACCTGCTACAATTGGGTGTACTGCGGAGCAAAGTTCAACGCCGTCACCACCAGTAAAGTTAGGATCAAACGCATTGTTTAATACGTTTGCAGCTTTAACCTGCTTGGTGTTTGCCATAGAACGTGCAAGTGCTTTTGTGTATCTTGCTGAGATTCTGTCATAAAGATTATCTTCGACAGCTTCTTCAGTGATTGCAAAACCAAGTGCAACTGTTTCATGTGTGTAACGTGCTGTGAAGGTTTCTGTTGCATTGTCATAAACAATTGAACCACCTTCAGATTTTACTCTAGCATTACCAAAACCTGATAACATTACTTCTTCTTCGAATGCTCTGTCAGAAGTTTCTGTATCAAATATTTGTGAATGCTCTGCATCATAACGTCCGTACTCCAGGCCAAATAGTGCATTTAAACCCGGCTCTAACTCTTTAACGAGTTGACTTCTAGATATAGCCATAGTTTAACCTCCTATACGCCTGTTGTGTCTGTTAGTGAGTGTAGGTTAATCTTAACGTGAATTGCTGCATTTGCTGCAGTGTAATCACTATTTTCAACATCAGTTGAAAGTCCTACTACTCTAAAATTAGCGCCAGCATTTGTTGTAAAACTACCACCATCGATAACAACGTTTGAGATTCCATCAATTGAGGAACCTGCACTGTATGTTGCGATGTTACAGTTTGTACCAACTTGTGCTTGACCACCGTTAGTGTCATCTACTTTGACTTCGAATACTACATTCGGGTCATCGATGACAAATGCTTTAATATCAGCCGCTGCTACGCTACCTGGGTAATGATTAGAAAAGGTCGGCTTTCCTGTTGTTGGATCAGTATACTCACAACCATTAAAAATACCTAAGATTTCAGCACCAGCAGAAGAACCAACATCAATAGCACCATTAGCGACCAGTATTACTGGATCGCCTTGATATATTGCGGAAGCTTCGTTGTTTGCAATAGTGTACTCAGTCTGGCCTTGACCATTGTAAGCAGCACCTAGCATCTTGATCGGACGAAACCCGTAATATCCAGCTTGATTTGCCATAGTTCATCTCCTTTATAATTATGTGTGCTTTATTCAGTCTTTTTAGGACCTCCAAAAGTCACACGACTCTGCCTATCAACATTGACAGGCATGCTTGGATGTTGCTCCCTTAAAGGATCTGTTTCCCAAGCTTCAGTCTGTTGATCAGTCTTTTGCTTGTAGTGAGCATTACGCTCGGCAACAGTTTCTTCAGGGATTCTTGCCAATAGCAAGTCACCTACGCTGATGACACCCTCATAAGCTTTGATACTCCCATTATATGCAGCGTATAAATTACCAGAGTATTGATCGGCTCGGACTAGTTCCCAGCCTTCTCTAAGTCTAGCGTTGATATTTTTAGTATCATCCGCTCCATTTACACGATGACGAAGCCATCTTTGCTTATATCCATCAGGACATGGTGGTGCGTCTAATTGAGACGGTGGTTTCCAAGGCTTTCTACGTTCCTCAGTTACCCTTGTTTGTGCACTTCTTGGTGTTTTTTGATCTGTCATGTTGTACCTCCTAAACGTACTTAGCATACTCACTTAGAGGAACTCCAAGTTTGTTTGCTATTTTTACCTGACTAGGGGTTAACCTAACAGATTTGCGCCCACTGGTTGCAGACCTTGATGCAGAGGCAACAGGTTGGGCGATTTTGTTGCTTCTGGTAGCCTGATCCGAGTCTTCAAAAGACTCTGGAAACTTGTTTTTAACTCTTAAAGTTAACTCATTATAGTAATCATCTGATTCTGTGTCAAATCCTTCTGCTACTAAACCTCTATGAATACGTTGAGCGTAATCAGTCATTTCTTCATCTGATCTAAACCAAGTATTTTTTTCAGCCCACGCCAAAGCTTTCTGTGAAGGCTGAGGTCTTTGAGTAGTGGGTTGTATATTGGCTTGCTGTTCTTGCTCCATTTTCTTTTGGAACTCTTCATATTCTTGCTCCTTTTTTGATTTAGTTACACGTATTCTTTCAGCTTCGAGGTCAAGTTTTGTAAGAGCTTGTCTGGCTTCTTCTTCTTTTGTATAGTCACCTTGCTCTCTTGCAGCAATAAGATTTGCACGAGCAAGATCAGAAGCCATTCTGTTACGAACTTCACTTTCTGACATATAACCTTTATCAACTTCGTGAGTTTTCATTCGCACTTCAGCTAATTCTTTCTGAACGTTTTGTGCGTATTGTAATGCCGCTTCTCGTTCTCTTTCAGCTTCTCGTGCTTTGTATGTAAGTTTGTCTATTCTTTTTTTTACTTTATCAGAGTATTGATCCATTTCCTCTGACTGTTGTTCTTTGACTTCCTCTTTGGGAGTCAAAGGATCTTTTTCTTCAGTCTTTACTTCTTCGTATTTTTCAGGACTGACAGCACCGTGAGATTTATCCTCAAGTTCGATTTCAGCTCCTTCGCCTGATGTATCCAGGTCTACGAGCTTTTCATCTTTTGCAGTATTTATCTCTGTTTGCATGGTTTACCTCCCATGTTATATAATTGTTAATACATCCTCAGGTGACTCAACTGTGCCAAGTATTTCGTCATCGTTAAGTAACCTAACTTCTCCGCCCTCTATTTTTAGTCTTGATCCTGCGTATCTGCCAAACACAACCCAATCTCCTTGTTTACACCAAGGACCATTAGGAAACTTTTCTTTATCATTATAAGCATCAGAACCAGTAGCTAAAACTAATGCAACCGATGCTGTTAATTGAGAATCTTCTAAAGTTTTATCTGTAAGTATAACTCCACCTTTAGTTTTTTCTTTTGCTTTGAAAGGCAAAACTAAAATTCTCCAACCGACTGGCTGTGGAAGTTTTTCTAATTCTTTCCGATCAGGGTTAACACCCTCATTAGGATTTTTTATTTTTTTTAAAACGTCCTCTGGAACGTATAAAGTCTTAGTCATCTATTTTCTCCTCTTGATCCAGCAGGCGAGAAATTTCCTGTTGGCATATGTCAAGCATATGTATCTTTCCTTGAATATACTTGTAATCTTCAAAGTTTTCAACCCCTTGTGTCAAATGTTCATAGAGTTGTTCTTTAAGTGTTTTTAGTTCTTTTTGAATGTTGTGAATTACAAAGATGCTCATACGTAAGCGTTAACTCCAGGTATTTTTTTCTCAAAGATTTTATTTTCTCCATTTTTAGCACAATGCCATGTTTGTTCATGTCCTTGATTAACACCGTAATTATTCTTTTGCATCTTTCCTAAACCTGATCGCACTGCTTCTGCAACTGAGTTTAAAGCGTAGTCATCACCAACCATAACACCTGTTTGTTTTAGTTTAGGCCACCAATTAATTATATCGTCCTCTACAGCATCATACTCATGTGCGCCATCAACCATAATATAATCAATAGATTCATCTTTAAATTGATTTAAAATTTCTTCTGAATCAGATCTACCTTGACATGGTACAACTGTATTTCTTCCAATAAAAAATTGTAAGTTCTCTTTGAATATAGGTGAAAAATCTTTTGGTAACTTAATATCAACGTGTTCTGATGAACCTTCAAAAGTATCTACACAATATATTTTAACATCTTCTTTACCCGCATTGTAAAGAGCAGTTGCAAGATAGTGTGTTGATCTACCTAGAAAAGATCCAATTTCTACAATGACACCATCATCAGCTATTTGATCTACAATAATGTCGTAAGTTTCAGAGTAATTGAACCACCCAGGTATCGTAAAATAGGTGTGTTTCATAGTTAAGAATATCCTTATTTGTTTGTCTTAACTATTTGTATCTTTTTAGAATTAATTTTCAACCCTTGTGAGACTGGTCCTTTTTTAGGAGGAACTGTTGTTGTTAGTTTCTGTTTCTTCATGTTCGCATATCGTGCACTCGCACATACAAGTAGAACAACAATGACAAATGCATCCACATTTTACACATTTTGTTGTCATTTCTTCTTGAGTATTTTTTGTAAAGTCTTTGCTTGTTTAGCGTGTGTCTTAGATGCTTTCTTCAAACCTTTGATTACTTTTTTTACTTGTTTTTTCATTTTTTTACCTTTGAAATCATTCCTTTAATACCTGGTGCCGCCCTAACCCCCAGACTGACAGAGCAGGCTAAATATAAGAGATGGGTATAATACTCCGGCAAACTTTCCAAAATCTGAAACCCACGTTCAATGTGTGGTTGCATAAAAGGAATGAAGGCTGAAATCGCAGGAATCATCAGGGCTAGTAAAACAAACTCATCTTTCCAGCTCCCGGACATTTGATTGACCGCACTGGCTTCCCACGAGATTTTTCCTGCAATTTGCTGCTCTTTAAGGCTCTTCTGTGCCTTAATCTCAGTCAATTTTAACTCTGATTTTGCTTTTTTTGTCTCAACGAAGCCTTTTACTGCATCTCCCACCATATTTGCGATGGGTCCTACTAAAAAATTCATCATTTTTTCTTTACCCCCTTAATTTTACCCTTGTTTATGCTTGCGTAGAACACTTTTGCACCTTCTTTCTTGCCATAAGTCTTAGCCATGGCCTTTTTTATCTTTTTACCCTTCTTGTTTAGGGGCATTTGCTCTTTCTCTTGCTACATTTGCACGTAAATTAGCTAAATCATAGTCTTTTTTTAGCTTTTGTGTGTCAAAAACTTGTTTATATTCAAATTGATTCTCTTTAAGAGCTTGATTTTCACCATCTTTTTGTGCTCTTAACTCTAATTCTTGTTGTCTTAGTGCTAATTCTTGTTGTTTTAGTAAAACTAGAGGATCCATAGATTGACTTTGCATGGCTTCAGCCTCTTCTGTAACCATAGTTTCAGTAATTTTAATAATTTGTTCGTTAATTAACGATTCTCTCTTCATTTCTAGTTGTTGTAGCATTTCTGGTGGTATCTCTTGACCAAATTGTTGTTGCATTTTTGCAACTTCTTCTTGTAAAGCCTGCGCCACTACCGCTGTAGCTAACATAGATACGTGTTGATTGATGTGAGATATCAAAGTAACGACAACCATTGGATTATTTCTAATCATTGCAGAACTCATAAATAGTCTATGTGCTTTTATGTGCTGTTCATGGTTTTGTTGAGGAAAAGCGATAGGTGCTTTACCAATTAAAACTAAACTATTTTCCATTGCAGGATCAGTTGGTTGTGGTTGCTCTGGTGGTTTTGGTATTGGAAGTATTTGTTCAATATCTTTTACACCTAATGCAACATACATTCTTCTGTAAGCCTCATACACATTGTGCATCTCAGGATTAGATTGTGCTATTTGTAGTTGTTGTTGTGCAAGTGTCACTCGTTGTGACATAGAAAATATGTTTGGATCTGATACAGGTAAAATATCTATCTGATCAGCAAAATCTGCTTGTTTGATTTCTCTAGGACCACCCGATACATTAAATGGGTAAACTGGTGGTAGTGCTAGTTTGAATATTTTGGCAAGTAATTGAAATTCTTTTTTCTGAGCATAATGTAATCTTTTATGTACAGCAGACATAACTTTTGTACCACGTTCCATAAGAGCCATGGTTGTACCCACGGGTGTCTGCGAACTACCAATTTCTGACAGTTGCATATCTGCAACAGTTGCAAATTGTTTTGCAGCATCCACACAAAAACCGAGAAGTTGCATCAATACACCATCAGGCCCTTTGTAAGGCAATGGCATTAATGCTTCACGAATTGCACCATTAGGTGCATCTACATCTCTAAACTCTCCTGGTTGTAATGGTTGATCATCATCACGTATTCTTAATCCACGTGACTTATATCCTGCTGGTAAATTAGATAGAGTTCCAGCATCTAACAATTGTCTTAACGCAGTTGTAGCAGTTCTTGTCAAACCACCAATCATGTGTATTAAACCAAAACCATAAAACCCTAGTCCGGGTAAAAACTTGTAATGAACAAAATAATGGTTTTTTCTTTTTAGAATATCGTCTTCGTTGTAGTTTCTGTAAATTGATAAAACCTTGTTTGATCTTTTTTCTATTGTTAAAACGTAAGGTAATTTTATTCCACTAGGCTCACCTGATTTTAAATTAATATCTTCAAAACCTTCAAGATCTAAATCAACATGAACTTCATACAGTTCAGTCATATCGTCCATATAATTATCTTGCGAACTAACACCTTCGATGCGATCCATTTTTTCTTGTATCTCTGAATCACTTTCATCATAGGGTAGTATCTCTATGTCACGATAAAATCCTGAAACTTGTTTTTTACGAACATCATTTAAATTCATTTTTAAAACATGTGTAATTCGATCACATGAATCTAAATCAGATGCATCATAAGGAACGATAATATCTTCAGCAGGGACAAACTTAGATGTTGCTCTATTTAGAACTTCGTCAAAATAAACTTTTTTAAAGGCGCTTCCTGATAACGGTAATTGAAATAACATTTGATCCATCTCAGGATTATAATCTTCCATGACATGAGTTATCTCATAGTTCATATAATCTTTGACACGCTCTGCTGCTAATTGCAATTCAGTTGAGTTTGCTCCTACAACTTGTGTTCTTACAGGACCATCGCTAGGTAGCAATTCTACGTATGCCATTGCTTGGAATTGTGTGACCGCTTGAGCTAAGACAGGATGATTGACACTTGCTGCACCTCTAAAAGGTCTTGTGCGCTCTTCATATTTAAAACCTAAAAGGTCTAAACCTTTGGTGTAGGCATGTTCCCATTCTTCACGAGAACTTTTATCTGATTCAATTTTGTCTGATAACTCACTTGCAAGCTCTTGCATATAATCTTCAGGTAAAATCTCTGCAAGGTTTGCCATGAAACCTGAGGCGGCAACTTCCTGCTCTGGATTGACTATAGCAGAACCGTTATCGTCTAGTAATACTTCAGGTTCAGCTTGATTTGTTTCTAAATCTACAATTGTTCCAACTTGTTCAACATCTAAATCACCCCTGTCGTCAGTGACAGCACCTTCACGTTGTGGTGTAGGGACATTAGAATTAAATTTTTCTACCATTAATAATCTCCATAGATATCAGTTATTGAAACTAACCCATCTGATTTGATTTTACCACCATCTTTTTT